TAGTCGGAAAGACGAGGAAGGTGCTCAAGAGGCGTCGGGGCGCCGAGCAGTTCCAGCCGGGGAAAAGAGTGTAAAAGATGTAAGGACAACGCGGCCTCCACAGCAGCAATGGGTCATCCTTACTGTTCCAATAGGTAGATTAACATACTGAAACAAAAGGACTTGTTTCGGCCAATGTCCACACATTGACCACATTGAAAAGGCCCGCAGCAATGCGGGCTATTAATAATATCGTAAAATGTAGCTTCGTACGCGGTGAAAACAACCATCTGTATTATTTAGCACTATTGATAAAAATTTAATATTATTTTAAATTATCATTTTTATACGTAATGGAATAGATCATGAAAGAACAATTCAGAGGATTTTACAGCCCTAAGGATGAGACTACTAAGGAGATCTGGAATAACCCTAATACTCTTTTCATATTTGATGCTAACTGCCTATTAAATTTATACAGGTGTGAAGAAAAAACCAGAGACGACATCTTTTCAGTTATGGATAAGATAGCAGATAGGTCATGGTTTCCATTTCAATCATGTTACGAATATCAGAGAAACAGAATTAAAGCCATATCCGACAGTGTAAAAAACATTAATTCAATAAAAAAGACTTTAACAGAACTCACTGAGCAAACCGCAAATGCATTAAGTAAAAATGGTGTAAAAACACACTTATATCTAAGACTTGCTAAAGATTTAGAGGATTTTAAAGAGAAGATAAATGAGCCATTAAATACATTCATTGAAAACAACATCAACCCACGAATAGAAATAAATAATAGCATTGCTAAATCCGACTTCATAAGAACTAAAATTGATGCTATCGTTGGTTCGAAATGTGGTGTCCTGCCCTCACAAGAATTGATTAACTCAATCAATGAGGAAGGAGAGAGTAGGTATAAAAATAAAACCCCACCAGGTTATGAGGACGCTAAAAAGGAAGGTCACTCTACTTATTCTGGAGTAACCTTCACTAATAAATTTGGTGACTTATATTTATGGAAAGAAATAATCTCAAGGGCCAAGGATGACAATGTTAAAAATATCGTATTCATTACAGATGATAAAAAAAAGGACTGGTGGTTTTTTTACGAAAATAATAAAACAAAGGGACCGCTTGAAGCTTTGCAAACTGAAATTTTCAATGAGACTAATATATCAAATTTTAAACTACTAACTCAATCTGGACTGTTGCATGAAGCGCAAACCTTCCTTACGGATGTAAGTATTGACGAATCTTCGGTTGAGGAAATAAAAACCATTAATTATGAATACAATCATATAAAAGAATATGATCTAGATGACTATATTAGTGAGGACCCTTCTAGCGAACTAGCATCTCAACGTTTATTTTTTGTCAAAAAAACTCATTCCAATATAAATCATGATATGGATTCAGTTAAAAACACAAGAGAATTTTTAACTTCATTTGAAGGTCACAATCCAAAAGTCATTAAGATTGATATGAAAAGAAACTTAAATTCTCATACATCTTACAAGCACATTAAGAATATTAGTTATAAATTTTTTAAGCTTATCGACAGATATGAGAGTTTAAAAAACAGCATTTCTTACCTTCCCGCCAATAATGATAACGAAACAGATATCGAGCTTTATAAAGCAATGATTGAATATGACATTAAGGAAATTCAAGTCAATTACAAACACCTTGCGTCAGAGAATAAAAACAATGATGAGTTAGACCCGAAGCGCATGGAAATAGCATATGAAATTGAAAGAACAATAAATAGATGCAACTCAAATATAAATTCATTAGAGAATATTTATCTATCTTTCATTAAAAATAATAATGACGACGATGCGGAAGATTTAATTTTCTAAAAAAAACCCCCATACAACCGGGGCTATCTTTATAGGTTTAAATTGAGCTGATCCCGTCCATAATGTGAAGCCGGAAAAGCATCCTGTGGAATAAAGTCAGGCGGGAGCGGCTGACCGCCAGCGCGTTTCGTTACTTCACGCTCTACAGTATTCAGCGTAGTAAAAGATCTGCTGCACTCCAGATTTTGACACTGATGATACTGGCGAATCGTCATTTCAGTTAACTGGCGACTGGTACGGGTACGTGCCATAGCACCGCAAAAAGGACATCTGAACATAATGTAATGACTCCCCTGTGGGGTTGAACTCGGTTACATTTTATTCGGTTTCTGCTATCCAGTCAGATATTTTCGCTTCCAGTTCCAGCCGGGTTGTGAAGCCTTTCCCGTCAATTACATGCTCTGCGCGGGCAATCAGCCAGCTCTGATTATCTATTTCATCTTTAAAGCCGCTGACGGTTACATGCATTTCAGGATAAAGATCGGCACGGCCACGCGCCAGGGTAATTGAAAATTCTGCCGCGCCACGCTGAAGCTGCTGCCACTTTGCCGCCGCAGCGCGCTTTGCTGCTTCTTCGTTCTGGAAGGTTCTGCGCATCATAAAAACATTACCGTCTGCGCCTTCAATGTAGTCCCCTTCCCTGCTGCTGCTTTTTTCCTTTTTAGGTTTGCGCCGTTTTACGCTGACCTTTTTCTTTTTGCCAAAATTCAGATCCAGCCAGTACGCCCGCACGCCGGTATAAGCGTCCCGGTCAGCAATGCGAAAGCGGTGCCGGTCGCCGCTGCTGCGCGTGATACTTGCAGAAGGCAGTGCTTTACCGGATGCCGTTACGCCGCCGCCAGGCAAAATAAACAGCAGGCAACCATTTTTAACGGTGGCAATAGCGCCCAGCATTTCGGCCATGCGGGTGAGAAACGATATATCGCTTTCCTGCGTCTGATCGGCGTGGTCAATTTCGATATCCATCAGCTGCTCACTGATTTGGGCCTTCATGCCATAACGATGCGCAATAGCGGACACAACGCGCTCAACGGTTACGTCATGCCAGGAGACTTCCCGTTTGACGTTAAATTCATCCCGGAAATCTGCGCTGTGTGCTGTAATGCCGATCGTATCAGGCGGGCCGTCGTGCGAGACTTCATCAACGGTGTACAGACCTTTATAAATCAGCGCCTCACCCAGCCAGCCTATCGACACGGCCAGCTCTGCGCCACGGCGCGGCAGAGCAAGCTGCCCGTCCGTATCGTCCACGGAAATCGTCAGCTGGTCAGCATTAAATCCTCTGTTATCCGTCAGAGATAACGAGATGATCCGCTCGTCAAGCTGAGTCAGTACCACGCCGCCCATCGTGATGCTGAAGCCCGGACTTTTTACTGCTTCGGTCAGCGAATCGTTATAGCTGTTTACCGCGTCATTGAGTGATTCCGCCAGCTCTGAAACCGTCATATCCCCTCCGTTTTGACGCAGGATCGCACGCGCGCGTAAGCGACAAAATTTGTTTTTGTTGTGGGCGAAAGGCCAGACCCGCAATAACGTGAGCAGGCGGCAAACATGGGCGATTATCACTGCGAACTCAATAACGTAATGGTGGTAAACATGTCAGAAACACGTTTCCACGGTGTACGCGTTCGGGAAAATACCGACCTGGTAACAGTCATCAATGACATTGAATCGAATGTCATTGGCATTGTTGCCGTGGCGGATGATGCCGACGCGGAAGCCTTTCCCCTGAATACGCCCGTATTATTGACGCGGGTAAACAGCGTGCTGGGCAAGACGGGTAAAACCGGCTCACTCTATAAAACCCTGAAGGCTATTTCCGACCAGACCAGCCCGAAAGTCATCGTTGTGCGCGTTGCGGCAGCGACGGATAAAGAAGGCGAGCAAACGCAGTCGCAGCTCGTTATGGGCGGTACGGCTGAGGATGGCAGCTATACCGGCATGTATGCCTTTTTAACAGCAGAGCAGAAAGTGGGCTATCGTCCGCGCATTCTGGCTGCGCCGGATTACGACACGGAAGAAGTCACTTCCGCGCTCTGTGTGATAGCGCAGAACCTGCGTTCCTTTGTTTATGCCGGATGCAACGGCTGTACAACGATGAAAGAGGCTATCGCTTACCGGGCTAAATTCGCTTACCGCGAACTTATGCTTATCTGGCCGGACTTTATCGCTTACAACCCGCTTACCGGCGTGAATGAAACCTTTCCGGCTCCGGCTTACGCCTGCGGGCTTCGCGCGCTGATTGACACTAATCAGGGCTGGCATAAATCCCTGTCTAACGTGGCGGTCAGCAACGTGCTGGGCATTTCGCGCGATGTGTTCTGGTCTTTACAGGCGGAAGACAGCGATGCCAACGAACTGAATGGCAAGGAGATAACCACGCTTATCAAGCGCAACGGCTTTCGCTTCTGGGGCAACCGCACCACGGAAACCAGCGAGTACATCTTTGAGGTGTATACGCGCACGGCGCAAATACTGGCCGACAGCATTGCGGAAGCGCAGTTTGAAGCCGTGGACGAACCGTTAACCCCGGCCAACGTAAAAGATGTGGTCAGCGGCATCAGTCAAAAACTCAGCGCGCTGATTACGTCTGGCCGATTAATCGGCGGCCAGTGCTGGTTTGATAGCGAAGACAACGCCACCACGGATCTACGTCAGGGCCAATTGCGCATTCGTTATAAATATACGCCGGTGCCGCCGCTGGAAGATCTGACGCTGTATCAGACCTTCACTGATGAATACTTCGCATCCGCGTTTTCTTCGCTAGGAGGTGCATAAATGGCCGTTCCTCATAAACTGCGCCTGTTCACCTGCTTTGTGAACGGCAGCAACTGCATCGGCAAAGTAACCTCGGTGACGTTGCCAAAGCTGACGCGCAAAACAGAAGACTTTCAGGCGGGCGGAATGATTGGCTCTGCGGCGGTCGATCTGGGACTCGACAGCGGCGCGCTGGATACCACGATGGTTGTCGGCGGCCTGGTGCAGTCGCTGCTGCTGAACTACTGCGGCGATATTGACGAGACGCGATTTCGTTTTGCCGGGGAATATTACACGGACGGCCAAAGCATGCTGGTCGAAGTTGAGCTACGCGGCCGCATCACGGAAATGGACGGCGGCGAGAGCAAACAAGGTGAAGACACATCCGTTAGCTATACGATGAAAAATACCTACTACAAGCTATCGATCGACGATAAGCCGTTGTTTGAGTTTGACCTGCTGAATTTCGTTTACAGGAAAAACGGCAACAACATTTATCCGGATCGCATTACGTCCGCGCTGGGTATGGGTAACTGATTAACATATTGATGGCGGCAGGCAAGCCGCCGGGAGACTTAAACGATGAGTAACGATAATACCGTAACCCTGACGCAGCCCGTCAAACGCGGCGATAACGAGATTACGCAGGTAACGATCACCGATGAAATTAAACAGGCCGGATCGCTGCGCGGCCTGAAGCTGGTCAACGTGATGAATATGGATGTGGACTCCATAACTACACTACTGACCCGCGTTACCTCGCCCCGTCTGAAGCTTGCGGAAATCAACGAAATGGATACACGCGATTTTGTCAGCCTTGCGGAGGCGCTGGTGCCTTTTTTGACGCCTGCTGGCACATCAAACGAGGTGGAAACGGCGAGCCAGTAACGCTACTGCTCTTTGATCAGATCGACGATCTGGTTGCCGATATCGCCGTTGTTTTTAACTGGCCGCCCTCCGAAATCTTTGCGATGGGTCTGGGTGAAGTCATAGCCTGGCGCGAACGGGCGGCTGTCCGAAGTGGAGCCAGTGACAGTGAAAAGCCTTAGCATCCGCGTCGCGTTCAGCGCGATCGATAAACTGACCCGTCCGGTTAATGCCGCCCGCCAGAGTGCGGGCGGTTTGTCTGAAGCCCTCAAAAAAACACAGTTCGCCATCAAAGATCTGGACAGCCAGTCCAGAACATTCAACCGCCTGCGCGACAGCGTGCAGAAGACTTCCCGCCAGATTAACGAAGCCAATAGCACGTTGGCCGGACTGAACAAAGCACAGCGGGAAGGCACGCAGCTTACTGATAAACAGCGTGAACACATGGCAGCGCTGGCCGCGAAACTGGAACGGCTCAACGCGACGCGCACGCAGGAAATGACAAAGCTGCGGGCAGCATCTCAGGCGCTGAAAAGTCACGGCGTGTCGCTGGCTGGCAGTGACCAGACAATTCAGAGCGCAATCAGGCGCACCGAACAGTACAACCAGACGCTGGAACGCCAGCGTCAGCGTCTTGCCGCCGTAACTCAGGCTCGCGCCCGTCATGACCGTATGACGCAGGCTGGCAGCAGGCTGCGCGGCAGCGGGACGATGGCCGTTGCCGGGGCAACGATGGCGGGCTATGCGGGCGGGCGCTTTCTGGCACCGGCACTCAGTTTTGGCAAAGAGATGTCCCGCGTTCAGGCGCTGACCAGAATAGATAAAGACTCCGCCGATTTTACTGCTCTGCGTGAACAGGCCAAAAAGCTCGGTGCCGAAACAGCCTTTACCACAACTGACGCGGCGCGTGGCCAGTCGTTTCTGGCAATGGCTGGTTTTACCCCTGCATCTGTTCGCGCGGCATTGCCTGGCGTTCTGGATATGGCGCTGGCTGGCGATCTGGATTTGGGTGAAACGGCAGATATTGGATCGAATATTCTTTCACAGTTTGCGCTTGATGCGTCTGAAATGGATCGCGTCAGCAACGTACTAACCGGCACATTTACGCGTACCAATACTAATCTGCGTGAGCTGGGCGAAACCATGAAATATACAGGCCCGGTTGCAAAGTCTATGGGGTATAGCCTTGAGGAAGCTGCCACGCTGACCGGCGCACTGGCGCGCATGGGTATCAAAGGCGGCGATGCAGGCACTGCCTTAAGACGCAGCCTGTCACGCCTGGCGGTACAAACCCCGGCAGGGAAAAAGGCGCTCAAAGAGCTGGGTGTTGAAGCTGTTGATTCAGCAGGGCAAATGCGTAAACCCTTTGACCTGTTGCTGGATTTGCAGCAGAAGATGGCGAAGTATACCGGCCCGGAAAAAATCAGTTTTCTGAAAGATATTGCCGGGGAACAAGGTTTTGTCGGTCTTCAGGCCATCATTGAAGGTGCCGGGGACGGCTATCTGCGCGATTTGTATGAGGGGATTTCAGGCGCCCATAAAAATAAAGAGAGTCAGAAAGCTGCGCGCACAATGACCGATAACCTTTCCGGCACATTGATGCAGCTATCCAGTGCCTGGGAGGGTTTCCGGATCGCCGTCAGCGATACGATCGATAAACCACTGCAACGTCTGGCGCAAAGTCTCACATCAGTGATTACTACCATGAAAGGCTGGGTTGATAAAAATCCTGAGCTGACCCGCATGCTGATGCTGTTTGGCGGTTCTGCTATTGCCCTGACTGCTGTTATTGGCGGCCTGTCACTGGCCGTTGGCCTGCTGATGGGGCCATTTGCAAAACTCCAGTTGGGCTTTGCCTTGCTGACGGGTGGTCGCGGATTGGGCGGCGCGGTCACGCTGTTTCGCTCGCTGGGCAGTGCGTCCGGCAGTGCGATGGCTCGCGTCGGCGGCTGGTCAAAAGTTTTCACCGGGCTGAGCGGATTAACCGGCATGCTGGCGCCGCTTAAAGGTATGTTGCTCTCCGTTTTTATATCACCGGGTGCGGCGCTGGGTTCTCTTACCAGAGGCATTGCCGGACTGGTACTACGCCTGACCGGCCTGCCTGCAATCTGGAGCATGATAACGGGCGCGGTGTCCGTCCTGGGTGGCGCGCTCTCTTTTTTGCTGAGTCCGATTGGCTTGATTGGCGTGGCATTTATTGCGGCCGGCCTGCTGATATGGCGCTTCTGGCAGCCGATTAAAGCATTTTTTACCGGAATGTTCAGTGGCGTGATGCAGCAGCTTGCCCCGTTCCGTGACGCTTTTTTTACGCTGACACTGGTATTCAGCGCCATAGGGCAGGCCGTTGGCCGTCTCTGGGACTGGTTCATCAAACTGTTTACGCCCGTTGAAAGCAGCAGAGAATCCCTTGATAAGTGTGCAACAGCGGGCGAAACCTTCGGGCGGGTACTTGGCGCGGCGCTGAGCGCCCTGCTCTGGCCGCTGCAAAAACTGATGGAAGGCATCGGCTGGATACTGGAAAAGCTCGATTTAATTCCTTCCGGGCTGGAAGCTGCGCGCATTAAAGCGGAAAGCCTGAAGAAAGATCCGGTTATGTGGGAGTGGGATCCGCAGCAGAAAAAAATGGTTAAAAAAGGCTGGGGCTGGTCTCCCAAAACAGAGCAAAAAACCGGGGCTGTGCCGTCTGCGTCGCCTGCGCTAATGACCGGCGAAACCGGCACCCAGCGCCGCTTGCAGACGATTGCAGATAATACAGGCGGTCTGCTGGACGAAACTAAAAAACGTATCGGCCCCGGCGATATCGTGTTCAAAAATTTGCCGCACGCGCTGGCCGTGCGCGGAGAATGGCAGGAGCCGCGCCTTGCCACGCCTGCAAGTCGCGCTGTCATCAGCCCGGCAATGGTTGCCGCCTCTTTGCCCGTTCGTCAGGCAGAACTTTTGCCTGTCAGCCGTTCTGTTGCCGGAACGCCAGCCGCTGCCGCCGGGTTCAACGGGGAAATCCATATTCACCTGCACGGCGTTGAACGTCAGGACGCACGCGAGATCGGTAAAATTGCCGCAGAAGCGGTTAGCGCCGAACTGGCGCGGCGCGACCGGCTGAGCCGTGGCAGCTTCAGGGACAGAGATTAGGGAACATAAAACGATGATGATGATTTACGGCATGTTTGTATTTGAACTGAAAACGCTGCCCTATCAGCAGCTGCGGCACTCTCTGGCCTGGCGGCACGTAAAAAATGAACGCATTAACCGCTCGGCAAAGTGGCAGTACATTGGCGCGGGCGAAACGCAGATTAACCTGAACGGCATCCTGTATCCTGAAATTACTGGCGGCGACGTGTCTCTTGCGCTGCTGACAACACAGGCTTACACCGGCCGCCCGTGGCCGTTAATTAGCGGCGCCGGGCAAATATATGGCATGTATCTCCTGACCGGATTAGAGGCCACGCATACGGAGTTTGACCGCTACGGTAAAGCCAAAAAAATTGAGTTTAGTATCAGCTTCCAGCGCTGCGATGAGGACTTACGCGAACGCCTCCAGGCATCGTCCGTTGGCGATCTGCTTTCTGGCCTGAAGGATAAGGCGGCAACAGCATATAATTTAGCTACTAAAGCGTTGGTTACTCGGTTTTAAAGAAGCATATTGGTCTGGACAAGTATAGCTAACGTGATTAATTACGGCGCGGAGTAAGGTCTTCGCGCCGTATCAGATAGAAGTTAACGTCTTTTCCAGATAATGAAGATAACTATGCATATAGTTATCAGGGAAAAAACTACCGTAGAACCCCAGGCATATTCTGGCCACCAGGTTACGGAAGCGACGCCAAAAATAACTGTAAAAGCAATAACAATAAACGAGCACAGACAAAACCATAAAGCATCGCGGAGCCATTCCATAATGAAGTTTTTCATTAGCGCATCAACCTCATTAAATTTGCAGCGATTTCGTCATCACTTTCCCAAATAAAATTTGAAAGGTTGTTTTTCTGAATAACTGGTTCGATTAAAAAATATAACATTTCCAAATTTTCATTATAAAGCAAGGCATAATAAACACCGTTGGAATTTTTTAAACGATTCGCTGCCTCAGCGGCCATCTGAACCTGCCCATATGCTGAGATGCCGGAAATAACTACGGAAGAAATTATACTAAGCTTTTTCTTTATAAAAACTGACAGACCAAAACCATGATAAATTGCCTGGGCAACAGAATGACCAAAAGCCTGCTTCGTTAGCGAATTGCTGGCAAAATTAGCACCTAACTTTGTCATTCTTCTTGAAATACGTGTAATCCTGTCTTCACTTAACGATCGGATAACATGCTCAACATAGATTTCAAGCATCATTAGAACGACCTCTCTTTTTTCGAAAGCCGATTTTAATGCCAAAAGGAATCTAACATCTTCATGTTTCTGCTTTGCACAAACATCCTGGTAATTACTGGTGAAACAGGATAAATACCAACTTAGCCGTGTAACCCCCTTATCTATAGCGTGCGCCTGTTGAATAGCTTGCTCTTTTACTCCCTTAACGGCTTTATCAAGCCTTAAAGCAAAATGCTTCTCAGCCTGCATCTTTTCCAGTATTAATTTGTTATACATTCATCCATTCCTTGTTAATGACATTCACGCACTAAAGATAATTCGGATAAGCATAACATGTGTGAGATATGGCCAAAGTTGATATACATTCAAAAACCAGATTATGCAGGACTCTTCGGCCAGCTAATGTCTGGCGCATTCGATATATCTGTCACCTGAAGCGCCTTCATATATTTCAACCAGTCTATCAGGCTCGCTTTATCTTCATCACTGATAATGTCTAACTGTAATTCCGTCTGCCAGAGTCTGATTATTTCTTGCGCCTGCGCCAGTAACAGTTTTTTTTGCTCTTCTGCTTCTACAACGGCGGCAGCCTGCTGCGCATCCAAATCTGTTACCCACTTCTTACCGTTCCATTGGTCATAGCATGTTGCGGGCGCAAGCGTAGTGGTTTCAGCCGGATAGTCACCGGGCGCGGTAATTTGCATTGCTTCACCGTTTCCGACCTTATACACCGTTTCGCCTCGATGATCGGCTACATATTCCCAGCCTGACAGATCCGCTGTTCGGCAGATGGCATAGCCTGGTTTATCGTCGCCCGGCGCATCCGTACAGGCATTGGCCGGAAGCCCCACACCAACTGCCAGAAATTCAACGGATGATGAAAGATATTCGCGCGTTTCACTATCGTAATTAAATACGGTGATATCACCTGCCACGGTTGCGATCTGGTCATTGTTCAGTTCTGCTTTCGCCATTATGCGGCCCTCATAATGTAGTTGAATGCGATATTGCGCGGGCGGGTTTCACTTCCTCCTGTCATGCCTATTGATTTCCCGGTTCCGCTACCGCCTGCTGTGTTTGCCGAGCCCTGAATCTGGCCGCGCGCTGGATCACCGTTGTCACTTGAGGCGGTTACGGATGACGTGGTACGAACATAGTGGTTGTGGCTGGCAAAATCATCGCCCTGCCCACTTAATAGTAATCGTCCATTATCAACGCCGCGCCCATCATCCCAACCGCGAATAAACTCACCACGTAAATCGGGCAACTTTAACGACGGGTAAGCCTTAGCCAGCAGCGGATACGTCGTTGCACTGAACGTGGCGCCGTTACACTTTAGCCAGCCATCAGGCGCCGCGGTTGCAGGCCAGGGTAGCGGAATACCTACGGGTATATAATTTCCGATATCTGCAATTTTCAAATATTCAGGATGTGCATCGCTATCGGCGATGTGTTTATCAAGTAGCGTGCTGGCAAACGTTCGCACCTCAATAATTTTGTCGTCAATATACTGGCGGGTTGCCAGCACCACGGACGGATCAATTTTCAGCGTCACCGCTTCAGTGCTGCTGACTATCAGGATCATGCGAATAACCTGCGTGCGTCCGCTGCCTTCCTGCAAAAGCGGCTTATAAGTCTCGGCGCAGTTGGCAACGGCAATCAAATCGCCCGCCTTATCAAACAAGCCTATCTCGCGTATCCACCAACCGCCGACGCTTTCCGGTATTATCTGCTCGGCAATAATCTGGCTGGCATTAAGCGGATCAACGGTCAGCGTGTTGAGCGGGCCACGACGCAGCTCATTAACCAGCGCGCTTTGCGCTGCATCGGGCATTGGCAGCGCGCCGTTGCCGTCGCCTACCGCCATTTGGGTAATTTCAAGCTGTTCCCCCAGCGCCGCCGCATTTGCCAGCTTTGCCGCGCCAATAGTGGTTAACAGGGCAAAATATTTAGTCGCCACTGGTGATCTCCACGGTATCAGTTAAATGGACTGCCGCGCCGGTGTAACTTTCACCCCCCACGGCTATTGTTTCAGGAAAGTACGGGTAAACGGTCAGCATGTCGCCCAGGTAACAGCCTGTGCTGGTTTCGACATAGCCCGTTGATTGCAGCGACAGCGTGAGGCCGGTCAGGTGACGGCTTCGGGGCTTCGCATCATCAATCAGCCGCTCCAGTTCAGGCCAGGTTTCTTCCGTTATACCCTGCTCCTGTATGCCGATTTCAAGTCGAAACGTACCCGGCGTTTCATCCGTTTCCCACCACTCGACCACGCGTAACAGATAGCCGAACGGCTCAACAACGCCGCGCAAAGCGGCTATCGTGCCTTTCTGACGGTGTATCAGCCAGGAGGCCTTGATTACCTGGCGCTTGGTTTGCTCCGCCCAGTTCTTATCCCAGCGGTCAACAGACAATGTCCATGCAAGATAAGGTAACAGCTCGGCCGGGCAGTCATCTGCATTCCACAGCTTGCGCAGATCGACGGGGATAGCCGTCAGCCGTTCCGTAACCTGTTCGGTGCTGCGCATAAACTGGCTGGCTGACGGCGGCAACAGGCTATTCATCCGCACCGCCGGTTTCGATGGTAAACGAAGTGCAATAAGCGGCCTGCGTATCGCCGATCACGATATTGCTGGCCGGTGCCTTTAGTTCCACACGCTGCACGCCCGTAACATGCAGCGCGGCCATAATCGCAGAACGCGCTACGTCGCGGCCAATCCTCCGCTGTTCGCTGAGCCAGGCTTCCAGCGACTGCTGTGCAGCGGCATGGATCGGCTCTGATTCCGGGCCAGGATAAAAATAAAGCAAAGCTTCAATCTGGTAGTTGATGATTTCTGCCGCACGCACCGTCAGGCGATCGGCCACTGGCCGCTTATCTTCGGCTGATAACGCCTTATCCACTGTCGCCAGCAGTTCCGCGCTGGCCTTTCCATCACCTTCGGTTGAAAGCACGGATACCACAACCACCGCAGGAGACGGACTGGTCGCTCTGGCATCGGCCACGTTGCCGCTGGCGCTTTTGGCAAAGTATTCATAGGCACCCGTTGGCCCGGCCACGCTCAGACCATCAAAAGCGGCCTGCGCACGCAGCCGGAAAGCCGCGTCGCTTTCTGTCACCGCATTGGCAGACTCTGTTGCAGCAGTGGTGACAAAGCGTTTTGTGTCCAGATTAGCCGCCAGATTATCCAGATCGCCCGCCACAGCATGGCTTAACATACAGGCCGCCGCGCCTTCGTTAATGCGCTGCCTGAGCATCATTTCCCGGTACGCGATGACCTGCGCAATAATGTTTAGAGGTTCGGATTCCAGCGCCAGCGCAGCCCTTACCGATGCCTGTTGGCCCTGCGGAAAAGCGGCGATGATGACCGCTTTCACCTCGCTGAGAATGGTTTCAAAATCCAGCGTCTCGATAATCTGCGGCTGCGGTAGCTGCGATAAATCAACGGTTGCCATTGCTGCTCCTTAGCGTTAGCGCTGCACCTGCTGCCTGCATGGTTTCGGTTATGATGCCGTCCAGCTCAGCCGTTACGGCGCCGTCTTTCGACCAGGTAATATCAATGGTGTTGAGTGCGATACGGGGTTCCCACTGCGCCAGCGCAATCACGGCGGCGCTCATGCAGCGCAGGCGCGTTACGTCATTTTGTGGCTCATCCAGTAAATCGGGGATCAGGCTGCCGTATTCGCGGCGCATAACACGGCTGGCAAGCGGCGTAATCAGTACGTCACGCACGGCGTTCCACAGCTGATCTGCATCGGTCAGCAGTCCTGTACCGTCCGGGTTCATACCTGTATAACGTGCGGTCACTCCGGGCCTCCGCTTTTACTGCCGCCACTCTGCACGCTGCCATGTACATGCGAATCAACCGTAATGCCGTTAGAGGTCAACGAGCCGCCGGAATGTTTAACGTCGCCCTTCAGCGTGCCGCCTTTCGCCAGTTCAAACGTCCGGGCTTTCAGGTGCTGCGTACATTCTACGACCGGCGTTTCGAGCGTGACGCTGGCCGAGGCTTTGATATGGGCCGTTTTGACCCCTTCCACGCTCAGCGCACCGGCTTTTGCGTCATAACGAAAACGGGCGCTGTCCGGCGCTGTCAGTACGATTTCTTGCAGGCTGCTGCCGGACGCCGGATTATCGTTGCTGTATGCGCTGCCGATGATGAAGGCCGTTTCCGGGTTGCCTCCGATGCAGCCCAGCCAGACCTGTTCGCCCACGGAAGGCGGCACCCAGAGACTAAACGCTCCGGCGCGCGTGGTATTCCAGCGCAGCCAGCCGGTCTGGAGATTTCCACTGTGCACGCGCACGCACCCTTTTTTTTCATCAATGGCGAACACCACGCCGACGCGAAAAATATTTTCCAGCAGGCGCATCAGTTCGGCGTTCATCGGACAGCGCTCCCCAGGCTGTTAATGACCTGTTCCTGAATCAGGCGTTCATCCGCGAGCGTAAAGCCCAGCAGTTCGCGGACAGGATACTTAGCAAATACGCCCGGCCCGATCCGATCGCGCTGGCCGTACTGATGTACGCGAGCGATACGAGCGGCCACGCCATCAAAGCCGACGCTGGCGCTGCTGGCGTCGGTGCGCGTTTTCAGAAACCGATACCCGCGCAGGCGCTGGAATAATGGCGCTTTTTTATCGGTTGTCCGGCGCACGGCCTGCGTGTTGATGTCGATATAGCGCTCAATATCGCTGCGATAAAAGGTGCGAATTGCATTGCGCTCTTCATCAAAACCGGTCAGCGTGCGACCATATTTCCCCCGACCACCGTGCCAGTTTTTCAGGCTCCTGACCTCGCCCTGCCAGACAAATTTAATGCCCTGCTGTGAACGCAGTACCTTGCGGCGGCGGGCGGGATATGGCGAGCCGCCAGGGTTTTTCTGGGCTTTAATGCGCTGTTGCTGGCTGCGGCGGAGTGCCTGACCAATGGCGCGTAACGTGCGCATGCGGCCAGCCTGCGAGGTGCCTGCAAGAATATCGCTGAACGCCCGGTCCAGCTCACGAAAGCGCTCGTTACTCATGCCGCACCTTCCTCGCGGACACGTTCAAAAACATCTCCCCAGCCGCCATCTGGCGCAGGGATGCGCGATCGCGGTTCCGGCAAGTGTTCAGCGTGGGGAGTATTATTTTCGTCCAGCGTGACTTTCACACGTTCCCGAACGGGAAGTTCAAAGAGAACATCAGCGGTATCGTCATTGTTAATCAGCGTGGTGAATTTTATCCCGCTGTTTTTCTCCGGGTTCAGCAGCAGATCGGGCTGGTTATGCCAGAGCCAGGCCATCAGCGGCAGGGTAAAATCATCCAGTTCCCCGGCAAAATTCATCACGAAAAGCACCAGGGAATAGCGATACATAAACGATGCCGTTTCGCCGGTGGTTTCAATGTTGCCCTCTTCAATAAATACGGTGAAGGCATCCGGGTTTGCACGGCACCATTTGTTAGTGCGGGTCAAAGCTTCGCGTAATGAGTCGGCTTTTAACATGAGGCTTCCTTACTGGCCGGTGAGCGTTTTGCGGCGGATATCCAGCCCGGCGATAGCTGCTTTATCCGTATTGCAGGTATCCAGCGCGTCACGCAGGCGATCGCTCCAGATAGCGATTGCGCCCCACGTGACTGGCGCGGCTAAAAGCGGCACCGGCGTTGCCGTCGTCAGACTTTCCGGCACCGGGTCATACATTATCCGGGTCTGAACTGGCGGTTTCTCGCCTGAGCAACCCGTCGCTGACGCCAGCAGGCACAACAGTACCGGCGCAATCATCACCCTGCGTTGCTGCCTGAATTTTTTCACGTCTGGCCTCTCCTTCAGCATTGCGTTTCTGTTCAGCTTCCCGCACCGCCAGTAATGCAGCCCGGCTTTCGGCGGCCAGAGCGCGCAGCTCATCAAATGCCGCCTCGCTGTCTTGCAGGCGCCCACGGGTGTAATCAATTTCTGCGTCAGCCAGCCCGCTCCTGTAACCTTGATAGAAACCGACGCATGGCAGAGCAATCAGCAGTAGAATCAGGATTACGGTGATTACCGCTTTCACTGTGTCTTCTCCACATCACGCAGGCACCAGGTTTTAAAATCGGTACGGCGGTTCACCAGGCCCGTGTTGCGACGGCCTGCGCTGTTAACGAAATCAGTCAGGCGGTTGCACATTGCTGCCCATTCATGTGCCTGCGCCTGTTTCCAGATAGTGGTACGCTGTCTGCGCTTTTGGCCGTCTGTAAACCACATCAGCCCCGTACAGCCGACATTAAGCGCGGCATCTGCCATCGCCTCAAAAGAGGACTGCGGCATGAATTTCCCGGCAAAGTTCTGGTTAATGCAGTTCTCTGCCCGCTGCATATCGTTAACCCAGCGCCGGGCGATTTCCGGTTCGCTGTATTCCCGCTTCTCAACGTTGCCGGTAGAGCCAATCCCTACGGTCAGCACGCCAGCCGTGCAGTAATACGGTGTTTTACGACAGTCTTCCCAGCCCGCGATTTTCTGCTGAGCCTCCGGTGACGAACGCAGCGCATCCGGGCTGAGCGTTATACCCAGCGCAACGACTGCTGCGACAGCACAACGCTTAACAATGGGTTTCATCGTCTTTCCTGATTTGTTGCAGCAGAGCCTGCTTATCTGAACTGTCCAGGCGATCGGCGTGTTGCAGGATCTGGCTAATCAGCTCGTTGCGGCGCTTCTGCGCACGTTCCATCCTGCTGCGGTGCAGCCAGGCACGGGCGGCGGTGATAAGCCCGACCAGAAGACCAGCCAGCGCGATTTTTTCGCTGATGGTCATGATGCCGATTCCCGTGACCATCGCGGACATTAAGAAGGTTATCCAGTCGTTGAAGCGCTGGAACTCGGTTAATCCCATAGCTGAACTCTCTTTTGTTCTGCCTGGCTCGCAATCTCCGGCAGTTCAACCGGCTGACCGGCCGCCAGAAAAATCTGCTTACTCAGGCCCGGATTGGCCTCAAGCACCACCGTCACGTTTTGCGTGCTGCCGTAATGGCGGTAACAAAGCAGATCCACGGTGTCACCCTGATGGGCCTGGACTTTCATCAGCACAGCTCCGCAAAGAGACGTTGTGCTCCCCGGATATCAGCAATGCTCCACCTCGCATCACGCCAGAGATCGTCACGCTGCAAATCAAGGGTAGCGGCATCCTTATCGCCTTTCGCCGTGGTATCCACGTCCCTATAGCCCTCAATAACGAGGGCGCGGGCAATGCAATAGACGGCGCGGCGGAAGCGGTAAACCTTGATACTTTCTTCGTTGATTTGCATGGCCGGAACGGTCTGCATGGTGTCGTAACCGGAAGCCTGCTGGCTGGCCTGCCATTCCTGTAGCTGCTCAGTGACGTGCGCCACGGCTTCCGTGGTGACGTGCATCAGCCGCGACGTGGTGACGCCGCCGGTAATCCGCGCGGCGAGACGCAGCTCGCGCAGGCTAATCACCGGCCAGAAATCGCCAGCGGAGACTGTCGCACCGCCATCATCAACATCAGCAATATCACCTTCAGCAGGTAAAACGGGCTTACGCGCTACCAGGCTCATGATCGATCTCCAAAAAATCAGGCGGTGGGCGAACGGCCAAAAGACCATAAACGGGCAGATCACCGTTTGCGCCGCCTGCCGGACGGGGCCGAAGTCGTTAATTCTTTGTGGTTTTGCGGGCTGTTTTTTTGGCCGCCCTGCGCACTGTTTTACTTGCTGTCGTTTTTACCGCATGGGCACGGGTAGGCTTTGAGCTATCCGCAGCATTGTCAGTTGCGGCATCCGCTGGTTCCGCTCCGTCTACGCCGGTATTCGCAGGCAGTTTTTTAAGCTCGCGGGTCAGCGCCGCAATTTCTTTCTTCACTCCGGCGTTAGGATTGCGAACAATCGCTTCACGGTAGAGTCGCAGCATATCGGCTCTGGTTTCTGCGTCACTGACACCGCGCCGGGAAACCGCCCGCGCCTTGCACAATTTGGCGCGCACGACGTCTGGCATATCGCTTTCAACGGTAATATCTGCCACCGCGTCCAGCGTGGCGGTAAATCCGGATAAATCGGCGTCGGCATCGGCGGCGGCAAGGTTCAGTACCGGGTTACTGATCTCTTCGGTGAAAAACGTTGCGGCATCGCGACTGAAATTATCCGGCAGCGTCAGGCCATGCCGAATGACATAGCGGCCCAACTCCAGCGCCAGCGAATACTGCTGGCAGTCAATCGCCCACACCATCAGCGTGCTGATGACTTCATCCTGCCGCCCGCTGTCGCCTTCCAGCGTGCCTTCAATCCAGCCCTCATATTCGGGCAGCATCACCGCTTTCATTTCGGCTTTGGTAGCGTCTGACTGCACGCCTTTCAGTCGCGATTGATCGAGGCGCAGCCGGTGCAGGATCTGCTCATGCGCCGTGCGCTGAATATCGCTTTCGTCTTCCGCCTGGCCCCGGCGTTCGGCCATGACCCGCTGGAAATGTCGTTGTGCCGGTGTCAGCATGTTCCTCTCCCCGTCCTGTTGTTATTCCGCCGTAGCGAACTGGATACCGTCGATAAATGCCACCTTGCCGTAATCTTCAACGACAAAATCATCGTTGGATGACTGGTAAGTTGCGATGCGGTTGTAGTGCGGTTCTTCAACAATGCTGCGGCGTAGCGCACCCAGCTGGTAATACACCGACAGGTTTTTAAACGAGGTGATCAGCACGCCGTTGGACGGGAAATAAGGCGCAAAAAAGGTTGGCAGACCGCCCACGCGCTCCTGGCTGATAATCAGCTGACCGGCGATCAGTTCGCTGTTCGGGTTAGTCTGGCTCAGCGCGTTGAGTTTCGGGAAGTTGCTGGCCGTCAGCAGATCGGATGCCATGATCGTCACCAGATCCGGCGCTTTGCGGTGCCAGGGTTCCAGCAGGCTGTTTTTGGCGTCAAATACTGCGGCATCCAGATTGCCGTAGGTGCCTTTAGCAACCACCTTGTTATCTTCATCGCGCGAGGTCAGCGTGACGTTTTTGATAATGCGGTGCGATGCTTCATTACGTATCTTTTGCAACCAACCGATGCCGCAGTCCTGCAACAGCGGGTTCGCGGCGCGGTCGGATTTTTCGGCATAAGAGGTGCCGTTAAAACCGATCATGATGCGATCCAGCGCAATCTGCTGCGCATTGGCCTGGCTGATTAGCGCCTGAAAATTGGGCTGCATTGACCACGCATCAAGCTGCGGATAGCCCAGCGCGGAATCGTAATTAACCTTGCGGCAGTGGTAGTTGTTTGGCTCTTTCGAATGGTTATCAACCGGCTGGCGACGGGTTGAGCCATCGCTGCTGTTATTGGTGCTGGCAATCGGCCCTTTGCTGCCGATCAGGATCTTCTGGCCTTCCTGCGCTTTCACACCAAAGACGTTAATTTTTTTCAGAAACTCGTCACTTTCCATTGCCGCTTTTTCAAGGCGCTGCTGGACTGCCGGGTCAACGCTGAACGTCTGCGCCACGTCGCCCGGCTGTACGCCGTTAAGCTGCGCCTGGCGGGCAATGTACTGGTTATAAAGACTGCGGGTAGAATTTTCCATTAGGCATTCTCGCGTTGATTTTTAGTAATCGGCCAGCTGAGCGCTGCCGGTGCTGCCGCTGGCAGGCTGGCGCTGAGAAAAATTATTGTCCTGAGTAGCCAGCTTGCCGGTCAGCTCGGCAAGGTCGGCGGTCAGCTTCGTAATGGCCTGGCTATCCTGCTGACGCTGCTGTTGCAGTTCGCTGAAATCATCAATCAGTCCGGCATGAGACTTCGCCACGCTCTCAATGGCTTCACGCACCTGGCTGAACTGTTCACTGTCAGATTTACGGCCTTTACCGATAATCCCCATCACGCGGCTGAACCACTGCTTTCCTTCTTCGCTGCGCTGTTGCGTCAGCTCAATCAGTTCGGCTTCGATAGCCTCCGTAAACATGGCCGGTTCGCCCTGTTGGTTATTGAAAGACATAACCTGCTGGCGCTGCTGCGCGGCAAACTTCAGACGTTCGGTGCCTAAACTGGCAGGCGTATCGGTCATCGCCAGACCCACAACATACGCCTTGCCGTTCAGCGCAAACTGCGGATGCAGCTCAATGCTGGAGTAAACTTTTTTGCCTTCGCCGGTCATTGTTTTCATGCGTTCCGACGCGTCAATTTCTGCATAAAGCGCGGTGCGTCCGGCAAGCGGGCCGTCGGTGATATCTTCGGCGGTCAACGCCGCTACATCACCCATTGCGCCGAATTCACTGCCGGGGTATGGGGAAAGGTAATGTTCCACATTGACCCGTGCGCCATACACCGCAGGATCGTAATTTGCAGCAGCGTCGCGCAGGTGCTCGGGTCGAATTTCGCGCCCGTCAACGGTGGCACCAGAAACGGCTACGCGGAATTTTTTACGGACAGGTTTTGTTTCACTGGCCATGCTGATAGTCCTGTTGAGTGGTCTGTCTGGTCATGATGGCAGAGCCTAACCTGCTGTCTCAACGAGGTTTTGTTGTCAGCGGAAGGCCAGAATCGAAAGAAGGCGAAAGAGGGATCGCGCGCGCGGTAATCTCCCTGCCATAAACCGGGAGGGCAGATGATTCAGGACGCTTTTGTACGACTGCGGGCAAAACAGCTTTACTGGCAGGGGTATCCGCCAGCAGAGATTTCGCGCCTGATGGGAATAAACCAGAACACCGTTTACGCCTGGAAAAAACGCGATGAGTGGGACGAGACGCCGCCCGTAAAACGGGTTACGCAGTGCATTGATTCACGCCTGTGCCAGCTGGTTGCAAAACCCACTAAAAGTGGCGGCGATCTGAAAGAGATGGATGCGCTGACCCGGCAGCTGAAAAAGCTTAATGACGGCCAGCCCACAGAAGCCGCTGGCGGGAAAAAACCACGCAAGCGTAAGCCGAAAAATCACTTTACCGAAGAGCAGATCGCGGCGCTGCGGGAAAAGATCATGGACTCGCTGGCCTGGCATCAGCGCAGTTGGTTTGAGCAGCGGCATCATCGTAACCGCATGATTTTAAAATCCCGCCAGATTGGTGCGACATGGTACTTTGCCCGCGAGGCGCTGCTGGATGCGCTGCGGGAAGATGTGAAATATCCCTATCAGCGCAACCAAATCTTTTTGTCTGCCTCTCGCCGCCAGGCGCATCAGTTCAGAGGTTTTATCCAGAAGATGGCGGAAGAAGTGGACGTTGAACTGAAAGGCGGCGACAAAATTGTGTTGAGCAATGGCGCTGAACTGCATTTCCTTGGCACATCAGCTGCGACCGCTCAATCGTATACCGGCAATTTGAAATTCGATGAGTTCTTCTGGGTCAGCAATTTTACTAACCTGCGTAAGGTCGCGGGCGCGATGGCAACGCTAAAGGGGCTGACACGCACTTACTTTTCCACGCCGTCAGGTGAGACGCACGAGGCTTATCCGTTCTGGACGGGCGACAGATGGAACGAGAAGCGGCCCAGAGCGCAGCGTAAAACGTTCGATGTTTCCTGGAAGACGCTTAACAGCGGCCTGCTCTGCCCGGACAAAACCTGGCGCCAGATCGTCACGCTGAAAGACGTTATCGAACACGGCTGGGAATATACCGATCTGGAAGAAATTCAGGATGAAAACAGCGAGGACGAATTTCGCAACCTGTACATATGCGAGTTCGTCCGCGATGGCGAGTCTGCTTTCAGCCTGAATGCCCTGATTGGCTGCGGCGCGGATGGTTACGACGAATGGCCGGACTGGAAGCCGTTTGCGTCGCGGCCTATGGGCAATCGTCCTGTATGGCTGGGCTATGACGCTAACGGCAGCAGCGGCAACGGCGACAGCGGCGCGGTTTGCGTCGTGGTGCCGCCAGCGGTATCCGGCGGTAAATTCCGCACGGTTGAAACCGAACAGGTACGCGGGCTGGAGTTTGAAGAGCAGGCAAAAGTTATTGAGAATTTCACCTTCAAATACAACGTGCAGCATATTGCGATCGATGTGACCGGCGGCAACGGCGAGGCCGTTTATCAAATTGTGAAGAAGTTTTATCCGGCGGCCATTCCCTACACGATGTCATTATCTTCCAAACGCGCTCTGGTGCTGAAAATGCTTCAGGTTGTGCGCGCCGGTCGCTGGGAATATGACCGCGCCGAACGCGCCTTGATCAACGCTTTTAACTCTGTTCGCAAGGTAAAAACACCGGGCGGATTTATCACTTACGACACTGACCGATCGCGCGGCGTCAGCCACGGCGATCTGGCCTGGGCAACCATGCTGGCCATCATTAACGAACCGCTGGGCCAGGAAAGCGGCAACGGCGGTTTTGCTATGGAGTTCTGATGAAAAAACGCAGCAATAAAAACCATTCCGCCATAACTAACGGTGCTGGCCAGCCCGATATTGGCGAAGCGTTAAAACGTGATCCGACGATGACCGCCTTCACGTTTGATGGCCCTTACCCTGTTACCGGCGCGCACGACCTGCTTGATAATATGTACTGCGCCGACAATGGCCGGTACTACGAAACGCCGGTTGACTGGTACGGGCTGGCCCGCTCCTTTGGTATGGCTTCGTGGCACCAGTCGGCGCTGTATTTTAAACGCAATGCGCTGACCGGCTGTTTTATCCCGCACCCGCTTTTATCGCGCCAGGCATTTTCTGCTTTCGTGCTGGACTGGTTTGTTTTCGGCAATGCCTATCTTGAGCGCCGCGATAACCGGCTGGGCGGTGCGCTGGCGCTTCGGCACGTTCCGGCAAAGTACACGCGGCGCGGCAGCGATCTGGATAACTACTGGTTTATCCGGCAGTGGAAAGATGAACATCAGTTTAATCCGGGTTCGGTCTGTCATGTGCTCAATCCCGATATTCACCAGGAGATCTACGGCATGCCGGAATATATGGGCGCGCTGCTTTCTGCCAGCCTGTCCCATTCGGCTGATAAGTTCCGCAAGCTCTACTATGACAACGGCTCACACGCCGGATGCATTATCTATATCGGCGCATCAACCGTTGACCAGGAAAGTATGGCGAGCGTTAAGAAAACGCTTCAGGATGCGCGCGGACGGGGAGCATTTAAAAACCTGCTGCTGCATGCGCCCGGCGGCGGTGAGAAAGGCGTACAGATTATTCCGTTCAGCCAGATATCTGCCAAAGATGAGTTTCTTAATATTAAATCAGTCACGCGCGACGATATCCTTGCCGCACACCGCGTTCCGCCGCAGCTGATGGGCGCCATGCCCGAAGGCAATGGCTCGTTTGGCGATGTGGAAAAAGCCGCTCGCGTCTTTGCCATCAACGAACTGATGCCGGTCATGGAAGCACTGAAGCACGTCAATGACTGGCTCGGCCAGGACGTGATCCGCTTTAATCCTTACGCCCTGCTCAAAACCGAATAACACCCTAACCGCCGCGCATCCTGCGGTGGTTTACCTGTCCGTAACCTACCACTAAAACGCCTCAGCGCATTTCTGACAGCCGCAGCAATTTAGCCCGCTGCGGTATCTTTTGCGTGCGTGGAAGCCAGGAAAAGCCGGGAAACCCTGTAGATCGCAGCAATCAGAGGCAATGCCACCCCCCCTACCCTGTCGCGCGGGCTGTTCCCCCGTCACCTGCGCGTAAGCATCGCCTCTGTTTTTGTGCAAGCGTAGATCATCGCAAAAGTAGGCTTAGTGTGGTTTGACCGTGACAAGATTCGGAAAAATAATTTGTGCAATATTGTGCACTATTTTGCACGAGCAAAAGGCAATAAAACTCCCACCAAGGCAGGGCTTGCATGCTTTTCAATCAACCTATGCTATTGTTTTAAATATAAAAAATTTAAATGTCGATTATTGCATGCTGTATATGCCAAATCATCACTTTACGTGATATATTTGTTGTAACATTAACTTTACCTTTGTAGAAATGAAACATAATAAAATTAAGATTCTAAAAAAAAATGACGTTTTTTCGCTAAGCTTACTTAGCTATGACATTGTTCACATCAAAAAGACTTATGAAAAAAATAGACTCTTAAATTATTATTGGAACAATAAAACAAAAGAAGTTATAAGCGGTTCGGGCACATTGCGAACGAAAAAAAATATATCTTCCATAGCACATCTACTTAACTATAAAAAAAATACATGTGATATGAGCAGAGAGGAAATACAACTGGGTGATTCAGTCTGTGTTTTATTTAACACAACTGCCGCTACATTTCTTTTCGGAACAATCGTTGGGTTTGACAAAATAAAAAAAACAACATATTTTCATATATTGCCTCACGCCAAGGACTTTCCATTTAAAAAAGATGAAGTAATTAAAGTAAAGTATCAGAAAGGTAATGTTTTTCTTTTAGATGATGGTACTAATGAGCGCTATCATTATATGGCAACAAAGAACCTTGTATATGCTAAATATCAGTATCAAGTTGAATTTGCAGAGTTTGTTATTTCCTATATAAACTCCTCCAATCTTTTAATTAAATATATTTCTGATAAAAATAAAATACTTAACGAAAAAACGATACTCCAGTGTCATAAAGCCTTGTTTGAACATATTTATGATTGGGCAGGAAAATACAGGAATCATGTTGTTGTTGTTGGTGATAAAGAAAGGCCGACAATGGATTACGAGCAAGTTAAAAAAGCCTTAAAAGCTAGCCTAAGAGCTTGTAATAAGAAAGAGCTTGATAAAATAAAAAGCAAAGAGCAACTTGTGAATAAATTAGCTTTACTCCATGCGGAGCTTGCATGGATCCATCCATTTCAGGACGGTAATGGGCGCTCAATAAGATTATTTCTTCAAATTGTGGCAAGTACAATGGGTTATGAATTTGACATGGAAAAGCTTGAGGGGAGCATTAAAAATAAACGTGCATATCATTATGCTGTCAGAAGAGCTATACACCATGATAAACGGAATTTGATTGCCCTTATATCAAGGGCAATCAAAGTGCTTTAGGCAACAGCGATTCTTGACAAAAATCTAGCTGCTTGTTCCATTTTGGACCATGATGTGTTGGTGATTTTATTACCTTCCAGAGAAAACGATGCACGCAGAGAACGATTAACACTTTGCTCAAGCCTTGAACGACGCACAGGCTTAGCCTCACCGCGTTCACCTCTTACTTGTACCGTGATAATCTTTTTGCTCATTTTAATCTCTCTAATCTCAAAGGGGACACCATAAACTGCCTTAGCAATGATAGTCATTCTCATTTACAGACTACATAGCCGGAGGATGATTCTACGCCTACCAGTTCATATCTACAACAGTTACTTTGTATAGGTCTTCTACAGATTATTGCTTCGCAAAAAGCTCTTTAGCCACTCTGACAACTATAGACCACATCTAATTATCGGTTACTGATTTAGAAACTTTACTACTCACATTGAGCACTTGTAAGGAATTAGTGCTGTTGCGGTGCTATCCGTAAAGTAGCAGCCTTGCCGTGATACACCTGCATAGTGGTAGTGAAGCGTCAAGTCTTTTAACGCGGCGTTTCGCCGTAGCACGCGCCATATACTGCAATCAGATGTGAAAGCATGAATGGCGCACATCAATCGTTGCTCTTTAATCTTCTGGAGCTAATGGCTTTTGCTGTTCCTCTAAATATTTTTGTTCTGCGGCTGCGATCATGGCCTAGTGATCAGGGTAACTACGAAATATGCTGCCTGCGGGTAATTCATTAAACTGAGGCTCTGACGTAGCTTTGCTGCAACCCTGCGCGCGGCGCTGGGATTCGCGCTCCTCATGCGAAAACTTGCGATAATAAAGCCCACGCAGATAGTCTTCTTCCCGCTCGAAATCATCACTACGATACTTTCCCATGTAATCTTCTATTGAGCAGTGCAATCCTGAGCCTTTCCAAAAGCGCGTCGTTTTCCTGTTTTCTTTCAGCCTCATGCCTTTGACTGGCTTTATTGCGACGCTGCTCAATAGCTGCCGTTCCAATCAGTTTCGCTGTACAAGCCAGGCATAAGCCTTCATTGCCATATGCGTGATCATCCTGAGTTAGCTCAGCATTACAATGCCTAGTTTTACAATATGTTGCTCTAACTTCCTCCGTCAGATACCCACCCTTCAGATAAATGCGCTGCTTACCGAAAGAAATCGCCGCGCCGCGGCGTAAAGCGTTGATATTGGTTTCTGAGTTTATGCCCCACGCCGAAAGCTGGTATTTGAGGAAGCTGGTCATTGGCATAAGCTCTACGGTACTGATTTTACGGATTGCTGCTTCACTGCGTATAGCAGCGGCCACTTTCATATAATTTTCAGCCCTGGCCCGCTCAACTTCATCACAACCTGATGCAGTGATTACCCTGGCAAGCGATTCAAAATCTTCAGCTGGCGATTTTTGCCGCTGCGGCCGGTAGTTGCGCAGATTTTCTATCATTCGCTTTCGCTGTTCGCGGGACAACTGATTAATTTCCAGCTGTTCTGGCTCCGGTGGCCCGGCCGATAACGTCATTTCTGGCAGCGATCCGGGCAGCGGATTTGTTTGTTTTTTGTACTCAGTACAGTTATTGACACGAGTCCTAGAGGGCGCAGACGCACCCGGAACGTCAAAAGCCAGGTCAACGGCTGGACTGTGTTCATCAATAGGTTCAGGTTTCTTTTTAACGATGCTGTAGGAATGCAAACGTGTCGGAATGGGCGGGATCGGCGTATCAGGCATAACCAGGCCCTTAATCAGATCCCGGTATTCGTCGTAATCATTGGGCGTTTCGGTTTGCTGATACCAGATACGCAGCGGGCGGCTCTCGCGTGCGGCCAGCGGCCCGCCCTGCAACTGTGTATATTCCTGCCAGTCGCCAGCGTCAGCGGCGCGATGCAGCTCAGCAAACAGCGGGTTTATTTTGTCTGCCAGTTCCTGGTTGCGAAACCGACGCAGCTCGCGCCAGACGGAGACTGGCGCGCCGCCCAGAAATTGAAACTGACGGATACCCCAGCATGACGCCCAGGCTGTGGCGTGTTTAGCGGTTTCTTTCAGCGGCCGGCCGCTTTCGTCGTCGGTTTCACCGTCGAGCGCGTAGCCATCAATATTCTTACTGATGTACTTCACCACGTAGCCTGTGGCGCTGCCCTTTTCCGGGTCGATATCTTTCATATCAAAGCGCGGCTGCCTGCCGTGTTTACCCTGCAACTCTGCTGCATCTTCGCGGGTGGCATAGTCTTCCATCACCGCCAGCAGCTCGCTGGCATGCTCAGGGAGAGTAAACAACAATCCATGCCAGTGCGGCGTTCCATCGTGATGAGGTTCGGCAACCCTGAGGCCAAACACCGGGATATCATTTCGCGCCAGTTCTGCGCGGATGCGCTGCCAGATGCGATTTAAATAGCGCTGTGTTTTTTTGGGGCTGGCACCGTTCCACTTCGGATTACGATGACCGAATACGGTATATGCGTGATATTTAGATGGTACTGTCAGTGTAAAAAACTGACCAACAAAGCCGCTTTCAATGGCAACTTTCTCAAAGCCGCCGATACGTGTCATAAGTTCAACGCGGCGCAGCGTCGGGTTGGATATGCTCTTATCGATCTGCTCAATAAGGGAAATACGCTCTTTGGTATCCTGGTCTTCTAGCTCAAGGCGAGCCATGATCGCACGGCTGCGTTTGCGTCTGGCTTCCCATTCATTAACATGGTGCTTACTGCAATACGGCGCAGTTCCCCGCTTCACGTCACCAAATGCGATATGCAAATGCTCGCGCCAGCGCGCTGCGTATTTTTTCAAATTACGGTGCCAGTAACGGGCATCCAGCATTTTTTTGATAGCTGTAACGGCGTGATCAACTGAGAGGCGGCCACGATGGTAACTACTCCACCCTGGCGGCATGAGTTTAAACAGATATGTCAGATTTGCCGCTTCAGTATAGAGATTGAATGTGTACTGGCGATCGTCCAGCGGCGTGACACTCTCGTTAATCTCGCTGAGCGTCGCGCTCATATAAATAGCGATATCCTGCGCCAGTAATTCAACGTCTTCCGGCGTGAAATCAGGCAGACGGTTAAATCGTTCAACCAGCCCATACAAAGTGCTGAAATTTTGGTAAAGGGGGTTTAGCTTGCTGAAGGGGGTATCACTTGTTGAAATTGCATTATTGTTTGACGCAATAGCGTATTGAGCATTGACCAGATTGATATGTGGTAAATCCCTGCGTGCAATATCGCGTAGCGTCAGGCGCGCGATGTGGCGCCCTTTCACTGTGTGAATACTGTCGATACGGGATGAAAGGCGCAGGCGAATAAATCGCGGCAGTGGTGATAGTGTTCGCTTTACCCATGCTAAAAATTCCTGCTCTTGACCCAGTTCAACGAGATCAACAGCAGGATTTTTATCAACATAAATAGCCGGGCGCGGCCTATTCCATTCCCACGTATACCGGGTAACGTCAGCCTTGCTACCCTGAAATGGTGGCGGCGGAGACGGCGCGCGACGGCCACGGACTTCAGTGGCCATTGCACGCTTCCAAATACGCCGTTATAAATGCTTCCGCGACCGGCGCGACGATGGCATTTCCGTAGGCGCGCAACTGGCCCACTCGTCCGGTAACCCCATTAACCAACGGGCTAATTCCGGGTTTAACTGGCCGCCACTTTCCATCCTTGCAGAACAACCAGTCAGCAGATTTCCAGAAGCCGTTAAGCGGGCCGGCACCGTTATTGCTGCCAGATCCTGTAATCGTTTCTGGATCTTCACGCCGTTTTCCCTGTAGGTCATCAGGGCATCGCGCTGGCATGGACTCCTGTCGTTGCAAGTGTTCGGCGTAGGCCATCCCGCAAGCTGAGCTACCACGTCCAGCCGATCCGTTGACAGCTTGCCGTTGCGAATTCTCCCACCCTGATAACCGCCTTTGCCATCCGTCGCGGCTGGCGTCGGCCACCCTGCCAGCCTCACCAACTGCGCAAGACTGGATCCGGTCATTCCTGGCGTAATCCCGGCTCCGCCCCGCCTCCCATCGCTCGCGCTCGGCGTAGTCCAGCCCGATAAGACGGCTGCTGTTTGCAAATTTACCCCCCCTTGTCGACCCTGATGGCCCGCCCCCTTCCCTGAATTCGCCGTCGGCGTCGGCCACCCAGAAAAACCGCTGCCGGATGTGCGGGGCACCGAAGCCCGCAGCGCAGAGATCGAAACTTGCAAAGGCGTAAGCCGCGCTTTCCATGCGATTTTGTACATCGTCGAGCCAGTCCAGGCCGTCTTTGCTTGCAACCTGTTCGCCAAAGATAACGTCAGGGCGGCACTCAGATATAAGACGAAACCATGCGGGGAAGAGGTGGCGCCGGTCGTCTTTACCTTTTCGTTTCCCGCAAGCGCTGAAGGGCTGGCAGGGACAAGAGCCTGTCCAGACTGGTCGGTCATCGGGCCATCCAGCACGGCGCAGGGCGTAAGACCAGACGCCGATCCCGGCAAAGAAGTGACATTGCGTGAATTCTTTAAGGTCATTTGCGGTTACTTCCTCTATTGAGCGCGTGTCAACGACACCGGGAGCGATATGGCCAGCGTCGATAAGATTGCGCAGCCACTGCGCAGCGAAGGGATCTATCTCGTTGTAGTAAGCGACAGGCGTCATTTGCCGCCCCCTTCCTGCTCAGCCTGTTTGTCTTTGCGCTCATAGCCGTGTAATTTCAAAAAGTCATCAGCTGCGATGCCTGAACAGTTATCTGGCATTTCAGCAGTCATCAGGATCACGGCAAACTTCATACGCCCCGGAGCACGGTAGGTGAAAACATTCCCGTCAATATGCAGGCTCAGTGAGCTGGCGTAACATTTCATACCGACACTTAGTTCAATCATTAAACACCCCCGCTTCCTGCATTATTTTGTATGTCGCATCGCCGCAGCACGACCCGCAATCCGGGCACATGCCGCCACCTGCCCGCCCGCAGCCTTCACAAACTTTGAGAACGCCAATCACCTCCTTAGCTTTCTGGCGGTTGCTGGCATCAGTGCTTACAGAACGCTGCACGTTAATTTCGTGCATTCTGAAAGGCTGATAAATCTCGCGCGTTAATTCAGTGTCGCTATTTGAAATAACAACCGGCGTACCGTATTTGCGATTTACTGCCAGCAGTTCGGCTGCTAAATGACGATGGTGTTTCTCGCTGAATGGCTCTGTATGATATTGCGTGAAGTTAGCCGTTTTACTTACAGGTAAATACGGCGGATCGCAGTAGATAACCTCATCTTTTCCGGTCATAACCTTGATAGTGTGCTGAAAGGAGCAACACAGAAAAATAGCTTTAGTGTCGTTGGCTTTTTCTGCAAACAGACGAATTTCCGCCTCAGGAAAGTAAGGCGCTTTTTGATGCTTTCCGAACGGGACATTATAACCGCCGCTCTGGTTATATCGTACAACGCCGTTATAACCGTGACGATTGAGGTAAATAAATAGCGCCGCACGTGTTACATCAGCCATTTTTTTTGAAGTAGCATTATTAAATAATTCACGATTACATGAATACGCTTGCTTACAAAACCCTTCTTTAAACAGCTGATGTGCTTTACCAATTAATAAATCAGGGTTGTTTTTAGCTTCGCGGTAAAGACGAATTAAATCAGGATTGATATCTGCGAGAATATAGCGACGATAGTCAGTATTTAAAAATACTGAAGCACCGCCGACAAACGGTTCAACGAGGCAATCAGCTTTTGGCAGATGCTGCAATAATTCAGGCATTACCCGGCTTTTTCCGCCGGGCCATTTTAATAGAGATCGAATCATCTTACCTTTCTCCTGGATGCAAGGAACCTGGCACGGTAATGCTGCACCTGATTACTCTGGTGAATAATTTGTTAGTTAATTAATTTATGTCTTTCGGCCGAGATGTTGGTGATTCGCGTAATGCCTGAATCTCAAGGCGTGGCGCAATATAATCAGGGAATTCCCACGGTAGCGCCGTAGCCAGTTCTGCAAGTTTTTTGATACCTAACATTAAAGACTGGCGTTCCTGATGACTCAGTTCATCAAAATCAACCCGCAATCGCTCACGTGTAAGCTGCGAAAGCCCCGGTAACTGTCTGGCGGCGTCATTTGCCAGGATAAAAATAACCTTGCGCTGATTTTCTCCCAACTGGTTATAACGGCTTGCCGTGTCACTGGTACGCGAAATTAAAAGGTGCGATTGTAAACGGGCGCGCTGCTCAAGGAACATTTGACGCCCGGTAACTGGTTTATGCTGCCCGATACTCATAGTTCTTACCTCGCCGTTACGGTCTGCCTACACATCACTGATAAACAAAAATTCAAATAGCTGCCGGGTTTTAACCATGCCCGGCGCATGGTTTTGTGGTATTTTCGTTATGCCGCCTTCCGGACAAGAAGTGAGCGGCACAACTACCAACCCACAAGGAGTAATTTATGGTTGTCTGTTTCGGGAAAGCTCAAAGAAAACATCTGCGAGAACATCTGCAAGCACGAATGGATCTGCTTGAGGTAAAACAAGTCGCCATGCCTCTCTTGCTCTGGTCGAATCCATTGAGCCACTCAGTTGCTGAGACGTAATAAGCCGGAAGTCACTATATATCCGATCATATTCTTCTTTATTTTCTGTTAACGCGGAACCACACATGACAACACCTCATAATATTGAAATATTTAATGAAACCGTTGGAAAAACTCTTGCCTTTCTTTATGAAAGCTTTCCCCGGAGAACGTCTTTCAACGTAAGTCAGCTAACCGGAATTCCGGCACCATCGATGGATGAAGAAAAACAAGCTCGCATTGAAAAGATTAGGGCGCTTGAACTAAGGTATTATTCTATTGCCTGGCTTGTTGATTCCGGTTATATTTCGGCAAAGCCATTTCCTTATGATGAATTTCATGATGCAGTCCTTACTGCTAAAGGGCTTGAAGTTCTTAAATTTGAACCTGAATCATTAAAAACATCATTTGGCGATAAATTACTTGATGCGAGTAAAAACAGCGCTTCTGAAGTTTTAAAAAGCACTACATCCTCATTACTCACAGCTGGCGCCACATTTGCCATAAATCATCTTCTCTTTAAAAGTTAAATCTAATTTAGAGAAGGAGATGACTAACTCCTTCTCTGTCTCTGTCATCATTACTTAACTTCAACTCTTGTTCAGTTACACAAGCCACAGCCTCGACCAATTCCCTGTCGGAAAGAGTCAGCATTGACTGGATGCGGATTAGCGCAAGTACTGCTTTTGCTCTTCGGCTTCGACGATCAGTTGTTAACCAGCGCTGAGTATCTGCGGATAATTTATGTGCAAGTATAAGGCTCATTTTCATTCACCGGAAATTAAAACGGGGGCTGGTAGTTTTCCCGTATTCTCACGATAAACCGGGCGCGGTATCTCTCTGTCGAAAACAGAATTTATTATCGGGCGTAGCGAGTTAACAGCTTCGTTATCGTCAGAGCAAAAGGCAATGCCGTACAGATGCTGGATACCACTTGCCAGTACGGCGTAATGGGATTCATGTCCTTGTGGATTATCTTCACAATTAAAGTAATATTGTTGCAGCATGTTGTTAAGCTGCTCAGCGTAAATGCGTTTCATCTTAACACCTCAGACCTTAACCTTTTTTATATTGCTTTTCTGCAAGGATATATAAATAAGATCATTGTTGTGGGAGGGGTTCATAATTCCACTTACCGCAATTAAAAACCATATTCCCAACATGTAATCCGTTGGAGTAATATTTTTTACGAAAGCCAGTCAACACGATGGCTTTTTTTGCGTTATTTTTATTGGGCCTTACATTTTTTTCTGATTTCATAAATCCATCCTATAATCTACTCCTAGATTTATTTTCAACATTAGCTTTATACGCCTGCTGTTTTCGGCGCTGGTCAGTCCGCTTTTTATCGACATAGCTGCAACGACGTCGGATCAACCACTGCGTTAAATTGACGATTATTAATGCCAGACCGAACACCAGAACAGATTCAATTAAATCTTGCATCCCCCATGACTCCCTGTGAAAGCAGCTCGCTCATTAAACAGCCCATCAATGAATGCAGTCGCCTGAGCCAGCGCGTCAAATTTTCCGTAACAATCATCGCCCTGGCTGACGCTGTAACGTGTTACCAGACGCGTTTTATTACGCGGTTCGCGCACAATCAAAAACCGGCGATAGACCGAGCTATGAGCGCTGATCGGTTTAACGATGTGGTTCATCATGAGTTCATCCATAGTAACCACGCGTCGCGCTGTTCGGGCGGGCGGTTGTAGTACGCCTCCCGCACGGCCCTATTAAATTCAGGCAGATAAACCCATTTTTCTCCTGCCCGCGCATTGGGTTTAGCGGGATCGCGCAATTCAATGATCGGCAGCTTGTTAGCTTTAATCATTTCCGCAACGGCGGTCTTAGGTTTTCCGATCAGCTCGGCGAATTTTTCAGAATGTACTGCATCAATCGGATATTTGATTGATCCTGGCAGTGCATTTTCATGACTGTCCATTTAGATAGCCCCCTCCACTGTGTGTTAACATTCGCCAGTCTATCCCTTTACAAACCGCTCCTGAACGTTTTGGAGGGATGGTATAGCGCCTCAAAAGGTTACTTACAAGTGACCTTTTGATGGGAATATAGTCACTGACAGGTAACCATGTCAAATGAATCTTGCACAAAAATTGAGATCTATCAGAAAGGCCGAAGGGCTAACTCAGGCTAAATTCAGTGAAATCAGCGGAATGGCTCTGGGAACTATAAAAAATTATGAAGGGGGACATAACGATGTTGGATTACAAGTTGTAATGCAGGTTGTAAACAGGCCTGAGTTTCAAAAATACACACTCTGGTTGATGACAGACAAAACAGCCCCTGAAGCCGGTCAGATTGCACCGGCCCTCGCACACTCTGGGCCAGACGTAACAGGCTCGTCACGCTCAGGCCGCAAAACTGGTTAACAATTTACCATGCCTACATATATAACTATTGCTCACGTTTATTGATTAAGTTTCCGCCACATCATCCTAAAGAGGTAATCACAAGGGATACCAGTAGTTTCCAGACTAATCGGAGGGTTTATGTCTATAACTAAACTCGATGATGGTCGATATCGTGTGGACATCAGACCCGCAGGTCGCAACGGAAGGCGCGTGCGTAAAATATTCGATAGAAAGGCAGAGGCTTCGGCTTTTGAGAAATATACGCTGGTAAATGCTCAAAAAAATGAGTGGGCTGGCAAAAAACGGGATCGCAGAACATTAATGGAATTGCTGAATTTATGGTGGGAATACCACGGCAAAACTCGCGAACATGGAGAGAAAGAAAAGAAGCGGCTTATCAATACCATAGCTGGATTAGGCAATATCTCTATCAGCGCACTGACTCGCCGTGACATTTTGCGGTATCGCGCGACGCGGCTTGATGATGATATCAAGGCGACGTCAATCAACCGCGAAATCTACACCTTGTCCGGCATGCTCACGCAACTTGCAGAAATTGGCGAGTTCTCGGGCGAAAATCCAATAAGAGGTTTGGGCGCTCTGCCTGAGCTGATACAGGAGATGTCATTTTTAAGTAAATGCGAGATCGCAGCCCTACTTAATGCGCTGACCGGCGATGCGCGCCTTGTGGCTCTCGTGGCTCTCAGTACGGGTGGCCGCTGGACAGAGGTTGTTTCGTTAAAACGCTCGCGGATTGTTAACTGTCGCATCACGTATCTGAAAACTAAAAACGGCAAACGACGAACGGTTCCGATTTCGGAAGAATTAGAGAATGAGATTTTGTCATCGGCCAGCGGGCAATTGTTTGATGTCGATTACAGAAAATTTTGTGAAGTGCTCAAACAAATTAAACCCGACATTCCGCCAAACCAGGCAACTCACATTCTACGCCATACGTTCGCGTCGCACTTTATGATGAATGGCGGAAACATAATCGCACTACAGCAAATACTAGGTCACGCGAGCATAACTCAGACAATGATTTATGCTCATCTGTCTCCCGACTATCTGCAAAATGCGATCGCTATGGGGCCGCTGGCAGGAGGGCTGACAATTAGCGTTTGATATAGCGGGCCGAGCACTCAGGGCAGCGATACTGTGCTGCCCTGATGTCCACATCGTGTCCACGCTCGAACATCTTGAGAACCGTTACAAACCGCTGCAACCTTTTCAAGCGCATGTTTTTTATAGATTTAAATTGTAAGTGGTTGATTAACAACCCCCTTATATATACGGGAAAAATCATCCTTACAGTCTTACAGAAGATAGCGAAAAGGTAACGTAAAAGAGGCTGCCATTCCCAACCTAATTGCGCTGCCAGCCTAAAAACTGGTCATACTTGCGCAAAGCGATGCGGTAATTATTATTGCCTGCAGCGGGCAGGTCATTTTCCAGACATTCGTGCCAGCTGTTGCCAGCCAGCCGTTCCGCCGGGAAATTACGGGCCGACAGCATACCGTCAAGGCGACGCAGGCGAACAACATATTCGCGGATC